TGGCCCCGTCGGTCCCGTTGCGCCCGTGGCGCCCGGATCGCCCTGCGGGCCGGTTGCGCCTGCCGGGCCGGTTGCACCGGTTGCCCCCGTGGCGCCCGGATCGCCTTGCGGCCCCTGCGGCCCGGTGAGCGACGTCGGCGATCCCCATACGCCGGCCGTTTTCGGGCCATAGATTGCGTCGGCCGTGGTGTCGATGTAGAAATCGCCGTCGGCGCCGACCGCGCCCGATGGCGCCCCGCTGCCGCTTAAAATCGTATTCACTGCGCCGGGGCCGCCGGCCGCGACAGCGTCGACGTATTGCTTTGTCGCCGCTTCGAGCGCGGCGACGGGATCGGCGTTTAACAGTAGCGGCTTGTACGCTTGCACAAGCGAGTCGCTGGCAGTCAAGATAACCGTGCCGCGCTTCAGGCTGAGCGTGTCGCCGGTGAACTTTATATAGGCGTCGCTGCTGCTGCCTTCCCATGAAAAGCCGACAACTTGGCTTTCGCTTGGATCGAACACGGAAAGCGTCGGTTGATGTGAGACGGTGCGCGCATCGAACAAGCTCAGCACGCGCGCCGTTGGATCCGACGCCGCCGCGATGCCCATTGCGACCGTCTGCTCGTAAGTACCGAGCGTCAGCGAAGGAATATCGACTTTGCTTTGCACGGTCGCACCGCCGGGCGTGTGCGTCGGGATCATGCTCGTGCCGGTGAGCTGCAGCGTAAAGCCCGCGAGATCGCCCGCCGTTATCTTGTGCGCCCCGGAATCCCAGTCACCCGTAAGCGGCACCGTGCCGTCGGCTTTCAGATAGCCGCTAAGGTCTACGCTTTGACCCATGCCGAAACCGCCGCCGCCGCCGCGCCCCGCCGGGCCGGGCGGGCCCTGCAAATCGACGAACATGCCCCAGATGTCCGGCGCGATCTCAAAGCGCAGCGCGGTTCCGTCCCATTCGTGCCGCGGCATCGGTCCAATCGGCCCGCGGGGACCGATCTCGCCTTGCTTGCCGCGCTCGCCACGGCTGCCGCGGGCGCCGGGTGCACCGTCGGCACCGTCTTTGCCGTCAACGCCGTGGCGGCCGTTCTGACCGTCCTGACCGCGCTCGCCGCGCTCGCCCCTCAAATCGACCGACTCGCCCCAAACGCCGTGCGACTTCTCAAAGCGCAGCGTTGAACCTTGCCAGTCGTGCAGCGGAAGCGGGCCGGGCAGACCGCGCTCGCCCGGTTGCCCGTCGGCGCCGTCGCGGCCGTGGTGTCCGTCGCGCCCGTCGCGGCCGTCGCGCGGCTTGAGTCGGGCGACGAGCTGCTCGAGATCGACGTCGCGCCCGCTCACGGCGTCAGCTCGGCGGCAACGCGGAAGCGGTCGCGGATTGCGACAAGCGCCGCTTTTGCGGCGTCTGGTTCGGGTGCGGGTGCCGGTGCGGGCGCCGGCAGCGCGGTCGGCTGTGTTGCCGGCTTCGGCGCCATATCGGGCGGCGGCCGTTGCGCGAGCGCTTCCAGCGACCAATTTTGCTGTTGCATGTAGGGCGAGTCGCCGCCGTCAACGGGCTCGAGATTGGAGCGCAGCCGCGCTTCATTCGGCGCGAGATAGCCGGCGCGGATGCCTTTTTCGTTGACGTCGGCGAGCGAAATCGGATCCATGCGCAGCAAGTTCTCGAGATCGACTTCGGTGCCCATGCCCGGCAGCGTGGCGAGCCCCTCATCGAGCAGCAGCTCGAGCGACTCGATCAGCGCTTGCAGCGTTTGCGTGTAATAGTCCTGATTCAGCGCCGCGATATTGTTGAGCGTCGGTTGCCCCATGCCGAGCTTGTGCAACGGCACATGAAAGCAGCGGGCGACATCCTCCACGGTCCAACGCAATTGTTCGATCAGTTGCGCGTCGTGCGCGGGAATGGTGAGCGGCTCGTATTTGAGACCGCCTTCGAGAATGGCGATCCGCCCGATGTTCGGCCCGGAATGGCGGATTTGCCAGTCCTGTTTGAACTGCTCGGCTTCGCCGTCTTTCAGTCGGTTCGGCGTCGTCAAAATGCCGCTCGGGCGCGACATATTGCTGAAAAACGCTTCCGAATTCGCTTGAATGCGAATGCCTTGCGTCGCGCTGGCGCCGCATGCGTAGATCGGCGAGACGCCGACCAGCGGATGCCATAGCGTTAGCATGCGATCGTGGATAACCTCGGACGCCGGCACGACGACGCGCTCGGCATCGGGCACTTGCGCAAGGCGATCGGTTTTAAGCTCATAGAACACGTCGCCTTCGTCCGTGACGAGCGGGATCACGCGGGCGGGATCGAGCACGTACATCGCAATGACGACGTTGCGCGCATCGCGCTCTTTCAGAATGTAGGCGTTGCCATAGAGCAACTTGCTCGTGATCCATTGGCTGATGAATTGAATGCGGGTTTGATAGCGGTTCGGCTTGCGCAGCACGGGCGAGAATGCCGGCGAGCTGATTTCGTTCCAAATGCCGTTGCGATCTTCCTGCACGAGCTTAATGCGTAGTTTGCTGATGTCGTCGGAGATCAAGCCGACGCACGCATAGACGGCGGAAAACTTGAGAATGTTCTCGCAGCTCTCGACGCTGATATTGCGCTGCCATGCACCGGTGAACGGCTCATGAATCACCGAGAACCAATCCGACCAGCGCAAACGCGTGTCGACCGCGTAAGCGGTCGGCGGGGCACTTGCTTTGCTGCGGGAGATTTCGAAGCCGAAGATTCTCATACGCCGCACATGCCTTCGCATTCGTTGCCGAACATGTCGATTTGCCAATCGGCTTTGAACTCGACGCGCTCGAGCGGCACGCACGAGCGATGCAAATACGTTTCGCCGCGCATGCCGCCGTGTTTGCGGATCGCGTTATCAAACGCTACGGCGTCGTTCCATTCCCCGGGCCGGTTGTCGCGCATGTCGAGCCATTCGTGATCGCTATGGTACGGGCAGCCGATACAAGCCGAGCGCTGCGGCTGCGGATAGCCGTTGCGCATGAGCCACGCCAGACAATCGCCGCGGCTCATGCCTTTTTCCATCGCGAGCGGATAGCGAACAATCATCCATTTTTCGCCGCTCGGCTTCATGCGGTGCGCTTCATCGGCGGAAATGCCGCGCCATTGCGTAATCGCCGGAACGCGCGGGGCGCGCTGTCGCGGCTCAAGCCGCAGCAATTGCCGGCGGATAAAGCCTTCGATCGGCCAAATTTTGTATTCCTTGGTGCATTGCCGGCGTAAGCGCCCCTCGCGCGCAGCCCCTTCGTTACTCGTGAAATAGGGAAGCGACGCAGAACGCTCGCCTGATCCTGCGCGTACCAGTGCGCCGATTTGATCGGCGCGCAAATCGCCATTGCTGACGTGATGCACCGGAAACGGCAACCATTGTTCAAGCCGCTCGAGCCATTCGTAAACGTGCGCCGGTTCCCATCCGGTGTCGGCAAAAATCGCGCAATCGGGCATCGGCGTTATCTCGCCGTGCGCTGCCATGAGCGCCATCGTCGAAGATTGCACGCCGGCCCCGAGTGAGATCACGTGCAGCATGCCTATTCCGCCCGCATGTCGCGGCGCTTGTACGTGCGCCGCTTGGTTTGGCTGTCGGCTTGCTTGCGCTTGGCGACGCCGGTGAGAACGAGCTCGCTTGCGTCGCGCTCGTTTACCGCTTCGAATTCCTGACCGACGGCGAGCCGCCGCCCGCTATGCCAAAAGCAAGCGGCGGCCACCATGCGTAGATTCTCGCTCACGGCGCGAGCGGTGCCGTCGGGGCGGGCGTGACGCCGCTGATGAACTGCACCACGCCGGCGCGGCGCTTGGCCCAGTTGATATAACGCTCGGCGCGAATACCGACTAGGTTTTGCTGCCACAAGCTCACCAGCGAAACCGCGGGCGTTGGCGGCGCCGAGTCGAGCTGCACACTTGCTTGCTCGCTGGCGTCAATGGTGACATCGCCATCGTCGGCCAGGAACACTTCGCGCGCCACGATGAAGATGAGCAAGCCCGCCGGTACCGCGTCGGAAACGACAACCGGGAAGCCGAGCAGCGTGCCGCCCGTCATGCTCATATCAGGAAATGCGCGGATGCCTTGCGTCGTCATCATCATTGTCAGCCCGATCGCGATCGCTGGCGTCGTGACGAAAACGCCGGTTGCCGGCGAGATATTCAGCGCTGCTAGATTGCCGAATAGCGTCGTCAGATCGGTATAGATATCGCCCATCGTGCCGCCCGTAGACGGAATTCCCGTTGCGGTGTTGGTGACGCTCGCCGGATGCACGCCGACCGATACCGCGACGGCCGGATCGACGAACTGCTCGTCGAGAAATTGCGCCATCGAGTCGCGCAAGTCGGTGCGGATAACATCCTCCGCGGCCGGTGCACTGAAGCGCGCGAGCTCTTTGGTGATAACGACGATGCCGGCAGCCTTCGCCCATCCGAGCAGCGTCTCGGTAAATTTCATTTCCGATACGGGCTTGCTCGCGCCTTCGCCGACCCATCCGACCGTGCTGCCCTGCGTGGTGCCGGCAACGCGGATGTTAAACGGCACGCGGCGCAAGCCGGGGATTTGCCCGATGATCGTCGCCGGGCGTAGCAGCTCGATGAACTCGGCGACCATGGTCTGATAGGCGACGAGCGGCTGCGCCCAATCGGCATCGGTTGTCGTGCCGGCCGTGACCGCAGCCTTTAGCACTTCCTCGACTTCTGGCGTTGAGTCTTTCCAGCGCTTCGAGATTTCGAGCGATTGCATCAGGTTTCCTTTGCCGACCGCGAGCGCTTGGCAATAGCGCGTGAACGCCGTTGCTTTGGGCAAATTCGACTTGACGCTGATGATGCCGCTGCCGCTTGCCTTAGCGATCACGGCTTGATTCATGCCGCTGCTATTGGTGATCACTTCGGCCCTCTCGACGCTGGCGGCTGCGACTTTTTTGAGCCGGCCGACATGCTTGAGGATGTCTTCGCTCTCGATCTCGAGCGTGTCAAACTCTTGCTGCTCGGCGTCGTCTAACGTGCGCCCGGCTTCGTTGGCGGCTTCGATGATGGCAATCTGGCGCCCCTTATTGGCGACGTGCTTCGCTTCGAATTCGGTGATCCGTTCTGCTGTCGTTTTCACTTGCGCATTTCCTCTCAAACTAACGGTTTTCCCCGTGCCACCGGGCGAGAGATTTTCAAGGCGCACGACGTCGCTCTGCTTTTTTTCGCCTGCCACGGCGAGCAGCCTATCGTCGAGCGCTTTGATCATTTCGATGCTTGCGTCTTGGTTCGCCGCGATCGTGACCGCGGAAAGCTCGAGCCATTCCCATTCCTTAAAGCGCATGCCGAATGTCTTCGAATCTTTGATCGGCTCGTATTCGATCGGGCGAAAGCCGATCGACAAGCCGGTCACTAAGCCGGCTTTGATGAGCGCCCATTTCTCTTCGATGTACGGCACGACGTCTTTCGCGATCTTCGCGCGAATGCGGATACCGGCATCCGTGACTTTTGCCTCGATCACGTCGCCGAGCGGCATGTCTTTGTCGTGCTGCCAGAGCAAGCGCAGCGGCAGCTTGAACTTTGCGCCGCGCGGCTCGACGATATCGCCCATGCGATCGGTCGACGAGCTCGACGCCATGCCTTCGATAATGCGCTGCTCGGTGTCGACCGATTTGAGCTGTACGAAAAGGCGGCGCGTTTCCATGTTATGCGATCCTCATACGAAGCTAAGCCGCGGCGCGGGCGTCTCTTCGACGCTGACCGCTCTGCCGAATGCCATCAAAAGCGCGACCATATCGTCGATTTTTTCCGGGGCGCGGCGCTTGTCGGGCGCGGTGTTCAAGTTGGCATCCATGCGCGCAATCAGGTTCGACGCGTTCCAATTGAGCACGGGATCATTGCCATGTCGCAAATTGCCGCTCATGTAGGCGCGCTCGAGCGCTTTCATCGCCGGGTGATAACTCTTCGGGCCCTGGATGAATTCGACCATGGGCACGCCGGCTTTCACGAGCTCGGGCACGAGCTGGCGCGCATTCCACGAGTCGTAACCGATCGCTTGCACGTCGAAGTCGCGGCAGGCTTGCTCGATCACGTCGCGCACCGCGTTATAGTCGGTAACGTCTTTGCCGGCTTCGATCAGATAGCCGCCCTTCAGCCATGCGCCATAGGGAACCATGCCGCGCGATGCGCGATCGGCGACGGCGCTCGACGGCACAAAGCGCCATCCGTGCGTGTACCAAATGCCGTCGACATTCCAGAGCAAGCGAAACGACGTGAGATCGCGCGTGCTGGCGAGATCGAGCCCGCCGAAACAAGGCATTGCTTTCAGCATGTCGAGATCGACCGCGCCGCCGCATGCTTTCCATTTGACGAGATTGATCCAGCCGCCAGCGATCGACGCCGGCCGGTTGAGCCGCTTGATCTTGAACTCGGCATAGCGGCCCGGCATCGATTTCGCTTCGACCGCTTCCTTGCGCATTTCCTTCACGAGCAGCGGATTCACATCCATCAGCGGATTCGCTTTGATCCATGCCGCTTCGTCGAAATCGTCATCGGCGGGAATGCCGGCCGCCTTGTCTTCGTCGTCGAGCGCGTAATAGACGACGAGAAAGTGATCGGCTTCGATCACGCCCTCGAGCACTTGCTGCGCGAAGTGCCGCAGCTCGGGCCAGGGGCCGGGCGTCTCATAGCCTTCCGTCGTGCAATACAGGAAAAGCGGATTGTTGCGGGCGCCCGCTGCCGAACGCAGCACGTTCACGAGATCGTGCGTCTTATGCGCATGTATTTCGTCGAGCACGACGGCGCTCGGGTTGAGTCCGTCTTGCGTGCTCGCCTTCGCGTTGATCGGCTTGAACGTGCCGCCGTTCTGATAGCACGCGATCGCATTGGCAAACGGATCGAGCAGGAAAGCTTCGCGCAATGCCGCGGTCTGCTCGACCATGCGCTTTGCGATGTTGAACACGATGCGCGCCTGCACGCCCGTCGTCGCCGCCGTCACGACTTGCCGCCCTTGCTCGCCTTCGCAGGTTTGGCAATACAGCGCGATTGCCGCGGCAATGGTGCTCTTCGCGTTCTTTCTCGCGATCGCTTTCAATGCCGTCGTGAACCGGCGCCCGCCGTCTTTCTGGCGGAAGCCGAACAAGTTCACCAGAAAGAACACGTCCGAGTCGTGCAGCACAATCGTCGGCTTATTCCATTGTCCTTCGACGTGCGGCAATTTCTCGATGAAGTCGCACGGATCGCACGCATGCGCTTCGGAAAACAGGAACGGGGGCCGCTTGAGCTTCGCGCGTTTGAGATCGTCGAGAAAGCGCTGCGCGCCCAGTCGGATCCAGCGACCGAAATAGCGCCGGTTCGCCGGGTTCGCTGCGCGCCGTGCGTAGGCTTCCGCGATCGCGGTGTAGTTACGCGCCGAGTTTCGCTTTGCCATTTTTCGCAAACGGATTCACCGGCGCGCCTTGCTTCGGCGGCTGCAAGCGACCGCGTGCTGCGGGCGGCAGGCCGAAGTCATTGGCTAACGCGCGGTATGCTGTCAGCATTGCCGCCGTCGGGCATTCGCCGGCCGCCCACAATTGCACCAGCTTTCCATGCAATCCGCATAGCATCCCTAACGGCCCGCGTGTTGCTTCTGTCATCAGCCCGTTGTCGATCAGAATGGCGGCTAACCTATGCCACTCCTGCACCGCATGGGCATTGGGCAGCCAGTCGGGCGCATCGGGCACTTGCGTAATCGCCCGGGCGTCGAGCGCGCCTTCGACCGGCAGCCGGCACGGCTGCACCGTCCCCGAGATCACTTTCAGCTTCGTCGGCTTCTTTGTCGGTCCACGTAAGCCCATGATTTTTAGAACCTTAAACCTGCACGTGCGAATAAACGTC